TACAACTCAACCCTATATAACTTCTAAAACACAATCAATATTATTATTTAGAATCTACTTGTGCAACCTGATTTTTAGGCTGCCACCTCAGGTGGCTTATCTTGATAGACTTGGATCCATAGTAATAGCTATTATAAGTTAGGTTGTAATAGCATAATTTGTGCTTGTACATTTTGTATCTCAGGATCAATTTCCTCTAAAAAAAACACTGCTTGAGACGCGGTATGATTTGGTCTTATGACTAATTGAGCCATTTTGCTAACGCTTGAATCTATTATGGAAATAAAAATAAAAGGAATATATCCTAAATCTGCATAATTTATCGTAATTAAACTGCCATTATCTGCAGGGGCTGCCTTTGATGCAGAAATAATAGCTCCAGTACATGTTAAATTAGGGTTCTCTCCGCTTGCAACATCACCAATATCAGTAATTGCACCGCTTCTATAACTAGCCAGGCTATTCCATATATCTTGAGCATATGTTTGTATTGTATTTTGATCTGTATTAAATATCAACGCCCCTCCCTTGAGATCGTCAGGATTAATTGTATCTCTTTCTTCGTTTCATAATGTCGGTGGATAAAAAGCATTAATAGAACCACCTGGTAGTGGGTCTACTTCAAGGCTAGAAAATCTGGTAATTGCATCTTTAGGCATAAGAATCCTCTTATTATTTAAATCAATTTTGAAACTTGTATTTTAAGAGTCTTTTTATGGATAAGAAGCAAACCGAAGAATACGATTTTAAGTTTCGCAGAAACTATTTATGTATTAGCTTTAGTATAGCATATATTAAAGCCAAGCTATATTGGCGTCTCGTTTAATCTGGTATAAGTAACCTCGCAGTCAAACTTTTGGCTATAGCCGCCAGAAAAACAAACCAAACTATCGCTAACGCTTGGAATTACGGAATATTCAAGAAAAATATTCAAGCCTAATTCTTTTAGCACGTCTATTGACTTGTAACCCTTAATAATAAACTCATTTACGTAGAATATTTGGGTAGGAATAGCCGCCACTCTAACTTTTTGTAAGTTAAACCTAATATCTTGAGCCCCTCTATTACAAACAATAAGGCTGTTGACCTGAATAACATTGCTAGTTGCAGCAATTATTTCAGTTGCAATATTAGATAAATTTGCAAAAGGATTACTCAAATAATCGACAAAAACCATAATTTAGGCACCTCTACATAACTTATTGCATTTCTTTTTCTAAGGCTGCAATATTAGCCTTAATTAATTTAATATCAGAGATTATCAAATTCTTACGCTCAAGAGTTGCAATAGTCTCGTCACCAGACCAATATAAAGTGCCGTCGCTATAAAGTGCTTGCACATATTTAGGTAATTTTTGAATTATTTCAGTTGGATTCATATATTCCTCATAAGTTAGTTTTATTATTAGTAGTATAACAAATATTTCTCAAAACATCACAATCTCTCTAATCTTTCTAGCCTTACTGTTAGCTCTTGAATAGCAAGTATTGTATAGCAAAGAAGAGTGTCATATTTTATACCCATAATATCTCCTCTTTTTAACTGTTTATTTGCTATATAAGCTTCTTCATCAATATTAGGAGAATACTTACCAATTGATTCTCTAACTTCTTTTTTATTTTCCTGATCAAAATTTATAGTTTTAAAATTATCAGTAGCATTATCAAATAATTCGTTTACTTCTTCAGATACAAGACCTACGTGTAATTGTTTATTTTTATAAAACTTTCTAATTTTTGTTTTTTCCTGATCTTTATTTGCAATTGGTGTTTTTAATGCATAGCTATAAACATTAAGTTTATTTAACCTCTTAAGATAATTTTTATGTGGTTTCTTTCTAATGCTATGTTTTTTCTTTTTAGAACTTGAAGTAACTAAACTACCATTTGATGATATATATGATTGATATGCCGTTGCAGGATCTGTATCTTCATCTGTAAAAATAAAACCTAAATCATCAAAAGTTTGTATTGTTTGAATATAATCACCATTCATTACAATAGAGGCTGTTTCGTTATAGGCATTAGTTTCTAGAATAGCTGATGCTTTTGAATTTCTAACATTAGCATTACGTAGGTCTAAATAACTACTTGATGCTCTGATATAAATTTGCTTACTATTTTCTAAAAAGATAAATTTACTAAAAGCATTGATATAACCATTATTTAATATCTCCATTCTTTTAGTGGCAGCAGTACCAAATTTTAAACTAGCTGTATCTACTGCCCAGACATAAGCTTCATTTGTTGAATTATTAAAACCAAATTCAATCATATCAACAGCATTCCTTTGTATTATAATGCCAGTAGCGTGTGAAGTTAGATTATTATTATTTAGCTGCCATCGATAAGTAGTAGAATTAGTATCTGTAAATAATGGATTACTCCAAATACCACTACCATTTAAAAACAATGCAGCATCATTAGGGTAACCAGCTAATTTGTTAATAGGAATAATATCCAGTGCAATTAGAGGATTTCCAGCAACTCCATTAGCATTAGTAATATTTATTCCAGTACCAGCAGCTAAAGTTCTACCAGCATATGAACCTACTCCAGTTCTTGCCATTAAACCAGTTTGAGCAAAGGCAGATAAAGCTTCTAGTTCAGCACCAAGTGTCATATTAACTGAACCTGCTGAGATGGTAAGAGAGTCTGTTATAGGGACATCTGTACCAGATGCATTTTGCACTGATATATCAGCTCCCTCACCGCAGTAATTCTGCCACTCTGTCCCATCAAAAAATTCTGTTTTTGGCATAATAAAACTCTATAAATCAGTATTAAGTCTAATCATACCAATAACTGGAGTTGCTGGTCGCTGCGCAGTTGTTCCCACTGGAATTGTTAAATTACCATTGCTAACTGCTAAATCACCTGGACATTGAATAGTTGAAGATAATGATATCGTTGTACCAGTAACATCAATTTCATTAGCAGTACCGCTAATAGAAGTCACTGGCGCTGTACCAGCATTTGCAGATGTTAATCTACCTTGTTCGTCCACTGTAATTGAAGCATAATCATAACTGCCAGCAGTCACAGTAGTATTGCCTAATGAAATAGTACCAGTATCTATAATTGTTCCACCGTCTAATCCTGTTCCAGCTGTTATACTAGTTACAGTACCATCAGTTTCTACAACCCATTCTACACCATTATAATATTCTCGTTTTACTGTCATGTTAAATATTCTTATTTTTTATTTAGCTAATGTTTATTTTAACATATTTTAAAAAACATATGCATAAGTCGTGAGTTTATAAATCTGTATTGAATCTCATCATGCCAATTTGAGGAGCAGCAGGTCTATCATTAGTGTTTCCTACAGGAATAGTTATAGATCCATGACCTAAAAATATAGGATTTTCTTTAAAAGTAAGAGTAATAGGATCTTTTAAAGGACCACCGCCTAAAACATCACCAGTTAATGTTATCCCCGTATTTAATAACTGATTCAAGTACAGTAATGATTGACTAGCACTACCAGCTGAATTTACTGCCGAATCATGTGCGTTTGAAGCAGAAGAGCTAGCATCAGACGCTGATGAAGAAGCGCTACTTGAAGATGACCCAGCACTAAGCGCAGACAAAGCCGCAGCCGCCGCAGATATTCCAGCAGCTGTTGCAGCTCCCGTGGCAGTAGCCGCTGCGCCAGTTGCTTCCGCCGCCGCCCCTGTAGCCTCAGCTGCCGCAGCGGTGGCTTCAGTTGCAGACGCACTTGCCTCGGTAGCTGATACGCTTGCTTCTGTTGCGGAGGTAGAGGCTTCCTCTGCCGAAGTTGCAGCCTGATTCTTAAACTCTTCAGTCTCAGCTTTTATCTGCTCAAGTGTTGCCTTAGTTGCGTAATCTTCATCTGGAATAGCAATAGCAAATTCTCCTCCTATAATTATCTTTGCCATACCGCTGCCAAGCTCACTTAAAATTTGAGCATTAGTTAAGGCTTGATTAGGTTGTTTTAATATATAAGTAGCATCATTAGGTGCAAAGTTAAGTGTTACTTCTGTTGGTCTATTACCGGCATCACCTTGCCATATTTTACCATTATTTAAATTCGGTAAGTTAGGAATATCTATAGTTGATACAGATTGAGGAATACTATTGGCAGTTCCTTTCCATAGATTACCTTCAGCAAGCAGAGGTAAATTCTCCACTCCTAGCCTTGCTCTTGATTCTGGCGCATTATTAGCACCTCCCATTAGAATTTGATCTTGTGTTAAAACTAAACTCTCTAATTTCCCATCTCCAGCGCTACTTGTTTTAATTAACGTTCCAGCAGTTAATGCATTTAAAAACTGCGCCTTTGGAAAAGAAGCTCTTAAACCACTATGCATAACAAAATGACCAGCTAAGAACTTTGCATTAAGTATTCCAATATCAGCAAACATTTCACCAACAACACTAGATTCTTCTGGTCTACCTAAGCTCGTTCCTTCCCAAACTTTACCAACAAATCCACCAGTAGGTGTAGGCACAGCAGTAACTCCAAGTGCTGGTAAGTTTTCTATATTGATATTAGCTACTTCTACAGCTTGATTACTACTATTTCCTATCCATAAATAATCTTCTGTTAGGTTTGGTAATGGTGGAATATTTTGAGTGCTTAAAATACCGTTTGTGGTAAATAAGAAGCCGTTATCTAACTCGCGTAAAGCTTGTGCATTAGGTAAGTTAGTGTCAGGATCTTTTATTACATAGGAAACATTAGATAAATTCTCTATGTCACTTTGTACTTCTAATAGATCAAGTCGGATATCTATTAGAATTGGAGAAGGTGTTGCAATATTTTGAAGATCTCCATATAACACATAATCTTTGGTAGATAATACTCTGCCAGTTACAGGCGAGATCAAACTATGTAATACGTCGTAACTCATGCGATTAAATGCCCAATGAAATTATTTATGTTATCGATATCAGCATCAAAGGAGCTATTAGCTAGATTTTCCATATATGCTAGGAAGGATACGTCACTATTATCAAGCTCAGTATTCTGCGTTGCTTGATCTAACATTGGTTGAAACCTATAATAATATAATTGCTCTAAAGTTCGCTGTGAGCGCATTTTTAGATTAAAGTCCACTGACTCTTGGCCTCCTGTAGTAGCTACGTCAAAGAGTGAGAATATTGTAGAGATCACGCTTTCGGTGCCGCTTAATAATTCAGTAGGCGGGGAATAAAAACCCATTTCGCCAATACCGGTGCCAATCGATAGAACGCATGATCTTGTAGCAGTTGGTTTAGCAGCTTTTGCAAGAGTTAGTGCGAGCTCTGCTGGGTTATTCTGATATACTCCGCCGTCAATGTATGTATGATTATTAAAACTATATTCAGGTAAATATGCAGGAGCAGCCGCAGTAGACATAGCAACGTCAACTAATTTAGCCGTTGGATTGGTAAATAGCGGGTCAATATAATTAGAAAATAGTACATATGTAGTAGTATCTACCTCATATGCCGGAATTAAACTCTTGGTTTTAAGTTCTTGTAACGTATCGGTACCAAACTGATTTACCAGAGTGTCATGTAGGATATTTACCCCATAATTACTTGTACCTGGTGGGCTGGCTGTATACGGGCAATATGGCAGATAAAAAGCATCCCTGTTATAAACAGCATCTCCTAGTAATATGATAATTTTCTGAGCTAAACTTGGGCGATTAGAATCAGTTCCTGCGTTGCACTGAAATAAGGCAGCTTCTGCCGCGGTACGGATAGTAAATAAGCGCTTTGCCTCATTCGTGAAAAAAGGCTCTAACTCATCCGGACTTTTTCCATAAGCGTAGCCAAGTGCTTGGATACCGCCAATAGAGGTACCCGTAATCACGTCAAAATATTTCCATATCTCGTTTGGAGTAATTCCCCATTGCTGAATAAAACGTTGTAGCCATTTGAGTGATAAATATCCTCTAACTCCGCCGCCGTCTAAAGATAATATGCGTACTGTATTTGGATCGGCCATTGCTCTAATTTAACCTCTTAGCTCCATTTTACTGAATTTAATTTAGATACAAGCTCGGTATTACTAGCAACTTGATTACTCTCTGGATCAGTATAATCCTTTGGTAATCTTGGGTTTGTAACTGGTCTTGGATCGTCTTTTACAATTGGTGGCCTATTTTGCTGCTGAGGTGTATCCAAATAAGGAGGGCCTACCATTAAACCAGTCCATACTAAATTATTGCCTCGCCACTGCATTTGCTTGACTAGATCTTTGTGATTAAAGTCAAAACCACTCTCGTCACAGACACCAAGAGCAGAAGGATTACTTGGATCAATTGTTACGTATTTCCCCTTCCAGCGTTTTATCCAGCTCATAATATTATACCTTAACCTTGTGGTTTATTAATAGAGATAGCCACATCTTCTGAATAGCTAGTATCTACTATATTAAATGATTGCTCATATTCAGCTCGGAGCATATCAGCCATTTCAGGATTGAATTTCAGTGCTAATTTAAAACTTAAACCCAAGACCGCAGTAGGGTATAAGACAGAGGGTATTTCAATAGTTTTAGTGTATAGGCCAACATCTTGCATAACTTTCTCGTAAGAATATTGTAAGCAATTATACTGAACAGAGGGAGTAGGCCAGATATTAAGTACAGAATCCATTCCACGATCGAGATAATAAATACTAGGACGTCCTTCTAGATTCTTATTAGGATAGGTCAGATATTCATACCTACTAACATTGCTAATTGGCATGTCTAGGACATTATTATTGAAGTAGATCTCAGAAATGTTAAGTGTAGCTCCTCCAGTTTCTCTTATTCGATAAGCTCTAGCTACCATAGGCGCTAAAATATCAAACCAAATAGTTATTCTAGTTTGAAAATTCTGTGCTTCGATTATCTGCAACTCTTGCCAATCAGCATTGTTTGTTGAGTATTCAATTATCAGTGAATATCTGGTATTGCTATTTGAAGTGACACCAATGAAGTTAATGCTTTGCGCGTTGCCTTCTCCATAATCATAGGAAATATTGCCATCTGGAGCATCTTGAGTACAGGCGGTAGAATCATTATCGTCAAAAGCATTAACAGCTACACCTGCATTACTAGAGGTCGGAGCACCATTTAGCATTCGACTGGAAGTTCTAAGATTTACTTGAGTGATATCATTTAAGTAGTCAGGTAAGATATATTGACCTTTCCCCTTTTTGATACTCAAATAAGCACTCTTTAATGTCCATAAATTAACTGACTTGTTCATCCAGTCCAGAAGAAGTAGGTTAAGACTACGCCGAGCAGAGTCTAATTTCTGTGGTTCAATGAAATCGGGGCTAATGCCAATATTCTCATATGCTTCACGGATTAACAACTCCACTGCAACTGATTGAAAATTATAAGTTCCAGAACTTGACGGCATAATCTTAAAACTTTATCTATTAATGTTTGAACTCCTTGAGAGTTTTAGCGAGCCGTGCTCTTTTAGCGGTAAGTTTATTCTTTGACCGCGTTGCTTTCTCAAGCTTTGCTTCTGGAATATCCTTACCCTTCTTTATTCCTAAAATCTTCCTTAAGGACCCAGGTTTCTTAATAGCTCCCTGGATCCAATCTTTTTTAGCTCTTCCCATAATATCTAAACACCAGGTGAACCAAAGATACCACGAGGATTAGATACACCAAAGGAGTAACGTTCTGTAGCTTTTGCCATAACATTATCAGTTGGGTAATCAACGTAAGTATCAGTTTCAACAGATGTTCTTTGGAAATGCTTTAGCCCATCAGGAGCATCAGTAATAATAAACCAAGCTGTGGGCGAGGTTAGGTACTGATTGATCTTATAGCCTGAGGGGATATAGTCGTTGTTATACAAAGCATTAATATCATTATTAGCAACATCTGTTCTAAATGCACTATTAAGCAGGCGAGATGCGGCAAATTGTAATTCACGCGGCAAAATAAGCTTCTTAGCCATAGTTTGGGCTAAAATTCCACTTTGCATCGGGAATTTCTGTATTTGAATGATTGCTTGCTCAACCCCAGCTTCACTGAAGTCAACTGTCGCAGCTCCAGCTAATGTATTAGAAAACACTCCACCGTCAATTGGGTGACTAGCTGAACATACTGATTGACCATCGCCAATTGGATGCTCAGGGTTAAATGCATTATTTAACACATTGGCGCCTAAGATATTCTTAGTAACTCGCAGTGAGTCTTTAAGAGATACTGCTTGCTGTGGAAATTGCTGTTGATAGAGGTTATCCTCAATTGCTTCCTTGGTAATGGTAAAGGATAGACCAACTCTTTTATGTATGTAGTTGGTAATTATTCTCTGTCCCATACTGTCAGTAGCGATTGGTTGACCTTCTGGTT